ATATTGGATTGCCGATATTGCGGTTAATGGTTTAAATCAGAAAGGTCGTCTGAAATCAGTTTCAGACGACCTTTTTAAATCCGCAACTGGCGGGGAGCTTTGTTTTTAATGCTAAGGCCTGGGATGAAGCACACGTTATCCAGTCTTAACCCCTTAGTAAAGAGGGGCTTTCTTATCCACTCCAGTGAATCAGTCATTCAACCGCAGGGCATCCTGTTTACCATGCTCGCAAACAAGGCAAAACATGCCTGACCTACCTGTCAATGTCATCTGAAACAAAGTTTTTGTTTTCAGGTGACCTAATCTTTTTCTGCAAAATTTGAGGATAAGAAGGTTTACGTAAATACAACAGAAATAACTGGAAAATCTTTTTGTGTAGCTTTGAAGAAATGTGAAGTTTGTTTTAACTTTGACGTACCGAAAAGGTAATTGAAAACCCTGAGACATTAGTATGATATTTAAGGCCAATCTGCTTCAGCCCCCAATTTTTAGTAGCCAAATAAAAGGCACTGCTTTAAGCAGTGCCTTTAGAATTTGGCAGAGAGGAAGGGATTAGGATTAAATTAAAAGATAATGATTTAAAAAGAAATTATTTCTCTAATTTGTAAAGTAACATATTAAATAACAAATAAAACATCTAAAACGAAAAACGGTCGCCTGATAACAATTCAGACGACCTTTTACATTTTTACCGTATCGAAACTTAAAAAACACATACAAAAACGCCGCCACTTGCCCATATCTGCGGGGCTTGTGAAAATAAGCCTGTCATCTGAAGTGATACTCCTTGAAAAGTTGTAAGCATGACAGCCGGAAAGACGGCACTACCAAAAAGCCGCCGTTGCGCCCATCAACGGCGGCTTTTCCAAATTTGAGAAGGCATCATGTTTAAAGAACCTTGCACCATACTGAAAATCAAAAGCCGTCCATTGTTTTTTTGCGGATTGTGGTTTGTTGATCTCGAATTGCAAAACGAAAATGGCTGGAGGTTTGAAAGACGAGCCATGTTTGCCAGCAAATCGGCAGCAGAAAATATAAAAATCGGAGACAACATAATCCCATGACAGCCCGTCAATTAGAGAACCTTATAAAAATTGGCACCGTGCAAGAGGTTGACCCAGTGTCAAACCGTATCCGGGTACAACATGGCGGATTGTTGACGGACTGGCTGAAATATAAAACCCCTGCTGCCGGTGGCGTATCAATTTGGCGTTTGCCAAGTATAGGCGAAGCCTGCCTCATCTTATCGCCAAGCGGAGAAACAGAAAACGGCATCGTCTTATGCGGCATCGACAGTACCCAATACCCAGCACCATCACAAAACCCAAATGAAACCATCATCAGATTCCAGGATGGGGCGGAAATAAACTACGACCACGTCCAACGTCATTTGAAAATCAGCGGAATACAAACCGCCGACATCACTGCCGAAAAATCTGCAACGGTACACACAAAACATCTGACTATTGATAGCCCAGTAACCGATATTGAAGGCGCGCTAAATGTGAAAGGGCTGCTCACATACCAAGGCGGTATGTCAGGCAGCGGGGGCGAAGGTGGAGCGGCAGCCGTTATTAACGGAACAATTCGTCAACAATCGGGCAGCATCATCAGCAACGGCATAAACCTGACCACCCATACCCATAAGGGAGACAGTGGCGGAACAACAGGGGAGCCGCAATGACCGACGACAAAACAGGCCGATCAATCGGCTTACGCGACCACATCGCCCAATCAATCAAAAACATCCTATTTACCCGCATCGGTACCCGTGTAATGCGGGAAGACTACGGCAGTCTGCTCCCGGAATTGATAGATATGCCGATGACTCCCGCCGTTATTGCAGTGAGCCATCAAGCAATAGTAACCGCCCTCGCAACATGGGAGCCGCGCATCAAAATCAGCCAAATCCAATTTGACGTGCAGGCCGCCGCCGCAGGTCGTCTGAAAGTAGCCATACATACCGCCCTTGAAGATGGAACAGAGCAAATATTCAAAGTAGAGTAAAGACAATGGCCGAAATAGATTTAACCCGCCTGCCTGCCCCGAAAGTCATCGAAGAATTAGATTTTGAAACGATTTTTGAGCGCAAAAAAACAGCACTGCTTGAGCTTGTCCCATCATCCGTCCGAGAAACCATTGCAGCAACCCTGTCGCTGGAATCAGAGCCGCTGACAATAGACCTGCAACAGCAAGCCTACCAAGAAATGATACTTAGGCAGCGCATCAACCAAGCGGCAGCATCGACGTTGCTGGCATTTGCCCAAGGTAGCGATTTAGACCACCTTGCCGCCGCGAAGGGGATAACAAGAAAAATAGTGCGTCAAGCCGACCCAACTGCCCTGCCTCCCGTCGAAGCACTTTACGAAACAGACGACGACCTGCGCCGTCGCGTCCAACTTTACCCCGAAAAACTCGCCGCAGCCGGTCCGCGCGCCGCCTACGAAGCCCATGCATTAGACGCCCATCCAAAAATCATCGACGCGCGCGCCGTCCGAGAGGTTGCAGGTACGGTCTGCGTCTTTATTAAGGCAGCGGACGGCGTGCCATCAGCAGAAATTTTGCAGGCGGCGCAGGATTATTTGAGCGCGGAGACCCGCCGCCCCTTATGCGATACCGTAAAAGTTAAAGCCGGTCGCCCGAAGGCAGTCAGGATTGCCTCAAGGATTAGATACGAATCGGGTCCGGATTTGACATTGGTAAAAAACAAGCAGCTTGATGACTTAAAAAAAATGCTCGAAAAAAACAGCAGATTAGGTGCAAGCGTCGCATTGTCAAAAATTATCGGTGCGCTGGATACCGACGGCGTTAAAAAAATCGAAATGGCATCACCGTTAGAAGACATAAATTGTAGCGAAGGGGAATACATCGAAATCAGCGAAATCAGCTTGGAGAATATGACATGACAGAAAGCATAAAACCAAGCAGCAGCACCGAATTGCAACACGCGCTATCAAAACTGACATCAGCGGAACTGGCGCAATTATTTGACTTGAATGAAATCGCACGAACCCGCCGCCCAGTTGACTGCCCACTAGAATGGCTACCTTGGCTGGCGTGGGAAAACTCAATCGGCAGCGATGAAGGCTGGGACATTGCCGAAACCGAAGCCGCCCGTCGGCGAATTGTCGCCGAATACATCAAAATCCACGAAAGAAAAGGGACGCCGTCCGTAATACGACAATTATTCAAAGATTTAGGATATGGCAACATCGAGATAATTGAAAACTACGGCAGTCTGTATTGGGATGGAACCGCCTATTTTGACGGAACATTCGTTTTTGGTGGACAAGAAGGCGACTGGGCAGAATACAAAATCAAACTAAGCCGTCCGATTACAAACAGAGAGGCCGAAAAGATAAAAAAATGGCTAGAGCAAATCGCGCCGCTCCGTTGCCGATTGGTCGAGATGGACTACAGAAGCAACGCCATCTACTGGAATGGCGAAATCGAATTTAACGGCGAATACAACTTTGGCGCAGCTTAAGGAAAATTATGGCAAACGCAATCGAAAAAAACGAATTTACGCAAAATGTTTATCTAGTTGAACCGGGCGATAAAGTCATTGGCGGCGCGGATGCCCCAATAAATCAGCCTTTGCAGGCACTCGCCAACAGGACAAACAATTTAAACATCCGTCTCAAAGCCGTCGATAAAAAAATCAGTGAAAACACCGACACCGTCAAGATTACCGGTGATCAAACCATCAACGGCGACAAAACATTCGGCGGCAATACCGTGTTTACAAAAGGCATTGCCGTGGCAGCCTCGCCTGCGCTTTACGCCGCAAACAAATATATCCATATCGATTCCGATGTAGATATGGTCTTTCTGCGCAACAGGATAAGCGGTAAATCACTGACTTTAAAAAACAACGGAGGCATCGAATACGACAGTTCGCCGGTGCTCTTGCAGCGTAGCATTTCGCACAATCCCGAACACACCGGCACCAATACCGTACCGTCATCGTATGCCCTGTCAAAATTAAAAGCCGAAACAATCGAGGCACGGCCATCTTCGAGCGGGTCTAAGAATCGAATCTCCATCGGCTGGGACGTACCCGGACTGGTGGCAAAAGTTGACCAAACATTTGTCAACATCTCAGCACCGAGCGGAACGGTTGTAGCCTTGGCGGGCGAAACCGTCCCCTACGGCTGGCTTGAGTGCCACGGCGCGGCGGTATCCCGTCAGACCTATGCCACGCTGTTTGCTGTTATCGGTACGCGCTACGGCGAAGGCGACGGCAGCACAACCTTCAACCTGCCGGACCTGCGCGGGGAATTTATCCGCGGCTGGGACGCAGGGAGAGGTCGAGATTTAGGGCGCGTCTTGGGTAGTTGGCAGGCGGACGAGTTCCGGAGCCATAGTCACGGGATAGGTATTTTAAAAGTGACAAATAACGACAGGGGGAGTTACTCATCCACGGTATCAGTTGACGATGATGGACAAACCGACCCGGCAGGCGGCGTGGAAACACGCCCGATGAACGTGGCCATGAAATACATCATCAAGATTTAATTTGAAAAGGTCGTCTGAAAAACCGAAACCACGTTTCAGACGACATTATGGAAAAGGAAAAAGAAATGAGCCAAAACATCAAATGGACTAAACCAGTCTGTCAGCTTGCAGCAGACAATATTTATATCGGTCAGATTAATGCCGAATTGGACATCTACGCCCGCGACGGTAGCTACCTGATCCCCGCCGGCTGTATTGACACCACGCCGCCAAAAATTTCAGCCGGATATGTCGCCCGATGGAATGGCTCAGACTGGGACATCATCGAAGACCATCGAGGCAAGGCAGCGTACCGCAAAGCAGACGGCGTTGCCGTCATCATCGACAAAGTAGGCAGCCTTTCAGACGACTTAACCCTGCTTGAACCCGCGAACGAATACTGCGAATGGGACGGAAAAAAATGGATTGAGAACCAAGCCAAGAAATCAGAAGCAGAAGAGACCAAACTCGCCACCGCCAAATCCATCGCATTGTCTCGCCTCAACCAACAAGCACAAGAAATTGTCAATGAACAAAGCGGCATGGACGACCTGCCCGCCTTTGAAGTGCAGAGTTGGGCAATCCAAGCCAAAGAAGCCCGCGCATGGTCGGAAGCTCCCGACGCAGAAACGCCGGTTTTAAATCAAATCGCCCAATCGCGCGGTATCGACCCAGCCGAACTTAAAGCCACAGTCCTGAAAAAAAACACCGCCTATGAATCCCTTTGCGCCACCGTCGCCGGTAAGCGACAGGCAATCGAAAAACAAATCGAAGCCGCCAAAACCATAGACGAATTAAACACCATCAACACCGAAATCAGCTTATAAGGTCGTCTGAATATGAAACAGAGCATCAAAAACTACCTGAAAAATATCGCCATTGCCGCCGGTCAAATCGTTAATACCATCGCCGCCGGCAGTCCGCATGAAACCGTTAGCAGCAGAATTTACCGCTGCGCCGTCTTGGCTGACAGCCCAACAATAGCAGCCCGCGCCGCTTATCGCACCGTCAATACCCTGTATTTTTGGCAAGAAGACCATTGCCAAGCTGCATGGGTAGTTAAAAAAGAAAATTAACTGGAGAGCCTGAAATGAGTAATCAACCAAACTTGGAAAAAGCCGTCATCGATATTGCTAGTTACGTTGCTACCGCAAAAAATGCAGAAAGTGGCGGACAAGGCAATCCGGCAACGATTTCGCAGGCGATGGTTCGCGCGGCGATTGAAAAAGCATTGCAAGGCGAACTTGGAAAAAGATTAGACAACATTTCCGATACTTTGCTGTTAGTTCAAAAGGCTATTGCAAAATCCAGTACGCCGCCCAATCCAGCAACATCTACACCTGCATCATCCACGCCGGCAACATCCACACCTACCCCGTCTGCGCCTGCAACATCCACACCTGCCCAATCCACGCCAGCAACATCCACACCTACACCGTCCGCATCGGGGAATCAAAATACAGGTGAGCAACAGCCGGGAACACCAGTAAAAGAACTTGTCCGTAGCCTTAATTTTTTTGGCGACAGCACAACTGCCAGAATCGGAGAGTACGCCGAAAAATTGGGGAAAGTAGATAAGCTACCTGTTATCAACAATGCCGCAGGAGGGAGTCTAGCCTCTTATGCATTAATGTCGATGAACGGAAGTCCGATTGAAATTAAATTTGAAGTCGATACGA